GACCAAGACGACGAAGATAACATATTCGGTTTTTGTTGTTATATAGATATGCCCGGAGAAAGAATATTGAATTATATTTATATCAAAAGAGATTTCCGTAAAATGGGAATAGCAAGAGATATAATATATTCGCTATGGCCTAATAAAAATATACCAGTCATCATTTCGTTTTATACGAACAGGTTTAATTATCTTGAGTGTTCATGTCATGGAAAATCAAACTCATGTAACAAGTGTGGGAATACTGGAAGGCTACGAAGATTCAAAGAGCGTACATTTATTTATAATCCACAAATTATAGATGATTATCTTAAAAACGGTAACAGAAAGGAAACAAATGAGCGAGGAAAAGAGAACAGTTCAGGATGTGACAAGCGATTATAGGCAAATATGTTTTGAGCTTGGTAATTCAATCCTAGCAGCAGTGCGTGGTGTTGTAATTGGTACTAGGCTTGACGAAGAATATAATCAGTTGTTCAAAGCAGGCGAGGTAAAGAATGAAGACAAAGAAGTTAAAAAAGATTAAATTCTCAGAAGCAGTTCAACTTGGTACGAATGCAATAAAAGAAGTTGGAGAGAAGCTTAGTATATGTACGGGATTTAATTTAATAGAAGCATGGGAGATTGATGATAATTATATTTTGTTGGTTGATATAACAAGCAAAGAATACGTACTCACATCGCGTTTTAATACGCTGTATATGGAATATGAACAACTCGACAGTGAACTTAAAGAATTTATCTCTGGACGACTTGAAAAAGATCAGAAGGGAATGGATCCGAAGGAAGTGGAAACCAAACCTGTTAGATCAAAGATTCAAAAAGCAAAGTGATTTCATAGTCGATCCGGCAAAGATGAAAGCTGCGCTTTGTACGCGTAGGGCTGGAAAGTCTTACGGTGTAGGATTGTATCTTTTCAAAGAAGCATACGAGAACCCGGGAGTAAGTTGTTTATACATAGCGTTGACGCGTGACTCTGCAAAGAAGATAATGTGGCAAGATATTCTTAAACGCATTGCGAAAGATAACAGCATTGAGTGTAGGTATAACGAGACAGAGTTGATGATTACTTTATCAAATGAATCAACTATCAATTTGGCGGGTGCAGACAGTGGGCCGGATGAAATGGAGAAGTTCCTTGGTAGAAAGTATAAGCTTGTAGTAGTTGATGAAGCCGGATCCTTCAGGCAAGACTTGCACAGGCTCATATATCAAATTATACGGCCTGCAACGGTCGATCTAAATGGGACAATCGTATTGATTGGTACACCGACAAACTTCAACCAAGGGCTGTATTACGACGTTACAATAGGGTTAGAGGCAGGATGGAGCCTACACAAATGGTCTGCGTTCGATAATCCGTTTATATCGGCTCAATGGAAGGAAGAAATAGACAAGATTACCAACATGTCACCTCAGATTATTGACACACCGCTATATAAGCAGATGTATCAAGGTGAATGGTTTACTGACACAAGCAAGTTGGTTTATAAGTTTGATCCGACACGCAACATTTATGACACATTGCCGAATCAGAATTATTATCATGTGCTAGGGATTGATCTTGGATATGAGGACGATAGTGCTTTCACTGTGTGCTCATATGCAGACCATGACACGACGTTATATGTGCAAGAGTCTAGCAAGAAGTCGCATATGATTCTTTACGATGTTGCAATGGAGATTAAGCGATTGCAATCTAAGTATGATATCCACAAGATATTAGTTGATAACTCTGCAAAGCAGGCGGTTGAAGAGATGCGTATCCGTTATGGAATATGCTTTGAAGCTGCCGATAAAACCGGCAAATCAGACTTCATCGAGATATGTAATTCTGACTTAATACGAGGTAATGTCAAGTTTCAGCGTGAAAATACTAAGCAACTGCAAAACGAAATGACAAACTTAATATGGGATGACCGTTCAAAAAAGAAGCAAGAGCATCCAAACTGCGCAAATCATTGCACAGATTCATTTCTTTATCCGTGGCGTTATTGTTATCAATATGCAGCAACACACAAACAGCTTCCAAAAAATAAATATGGCGAAGATTACATGATTGAAAAACTGGAAGAGGAAGCGCGCATGCGAAAAGAATATAACGACGGAATCATGCCTATATGGCAACGTGAAAATATCATTTGACATTTCGACAAACTAAATTAAACTGAAACTATATGCCTAAACCTGCGCAAATTAATAAACTAGAAAAGATATTCAGCTTAATGGAAAAATATAAGATTGATTCCGTTGAGTGTGAAGGTATAAAAATAAATAAAAGAATTCACATTGTACCAGAGACGAAAAATGACCAAGTCACTGAATCACGAGACATTGTCGATCCAGTGACCCAAACCATGCTTATGTCTTTGGGTGCAATGAATGGAACGAGAAACCCTTCCTAATACTACCAAAGTTAAAATAAAATCAAAACTTTCTCCTGATAACATCAACGCGCGTTGGTGGCTGATAAACGATGAAGATATTTATACTCATTTGTTTGCCGCCGCTGCCGCTATCGATAATATGCAGGGAATCAGGCGTGCGCTGAATGTTAAGTATCTGCAATTATACTCAAATATGGAATCTATCGGTTATCTATCAAGCTTTTACAATCGTGCATTATATGACAATTATTTCAATGCCCGTATATCTTTGAATGTTTGCAAGGCAGCAGTTGACACAATTACTTCAAAGGTCGGAAAGAATGATCCGCGTGTCACATTTTTAACTACAAATGGTGATTGGTCTAAGCAACAGCGAGCAAAGAAGCTCACAAAGTTTATCGATGGATTGTTTGATGAAGCAAAGGTTTATGAGCTTGGGATCCAATCGTTTCGCGATTCATGCATACTCGATATCGGAGTATTGAAGTTCTATATCTGCAATGGCAAAATTAAATGTGAGAAGATAATGCCATTTGAGATTAAAGTTGATTATGCCGAAGGATTGTACGGCAATCCTAAGACTTTATATCAGACAAAGTTCATTGATCGTGAAACATTACTGGATATGTTTCCAGACAAAGCAAAAATTATTAATACAGCCGGAAGTGCTACTATCCAAGACGGATTAACTTATTCCGATAGAGTTGGTGTAGTTGAAGCGTGGCATCTAAGATCGGGTGAGAATGCCAAGGACGGCAAGCACGTTATATGCGTTGATACTGGAAATCTAGTGTCTGAACAATACACAAAAGAATATTTCCCATTTGTGTTCATGAAATGGACAGACAGAACAGTTGGTTTTTATGGGCAATCATTGGTAGAGGAAATCTATCCGATTCAAATGGAAATCAATAAGATGTGTCGGACTATTCAAATTGGTCAACATTTATCGTGTGTTCCGCGTGTATTTGTTGAAAACAGTTCTAAAGTAATATCAGCACACATCGATAATAACGTAGGCGGAATAGTTAAATATTCAGGAACTAAGCCAGAGTTTAGCACATCAATGGCGTTCCCTCCTGAAATGTATCAGCATTTAGATTATCTTTATCGCAAAGCGTTTGAAATTACAGGTATATCATTGCTATCTGCTACATCACAAAAGCCAGCCGGACTTAATGCAGGCGTTGCTCTTCGTGAATATCAAGATATCGAAAGCGAGAGATTCTCAACGCTTCAAAAGAAATACGAAAAGTTCTATATCAATGCCGCTAATATTTGTATCGACTTGATGAAAGATATTTACGAGACAGACAAAAGTGTATCTGTGAAAGCATCGAATAAACGGTTCATTGACACAATTAAGTGGAAAGATGTGAACATGGAAGAGGATGAATATGTTATCCGAGCTTTTCCAACATCCATGCTTCCTACAACTCCTGCGGGTCGATTACAACAGATACAAGAGCTTATTCAGGCTGGGTTCATTGGTAAAGAAGATGCGTTATCTCTGTTGGACTTCCCCGATCTGGATAATTACACGTCGATGTATACATCTTCAAAAGAGATAATTAATCAATATATTGAGCTTATGTTAGAAGACAATCAATATAATCCGCCCGAACCGTATTTCAATCTTCAATTAGCAGAGACAATGATTCAGAATGCATACCTGCGTGCAAAGACACAAAGCGTTCCTGAAGAGAGATTAGAATTACTGCGCAGATTCTATGAAGACATAAAAGAATTACAGAATATGGCACAACAGCAATTAATGGCGCAGCAACAGGCAATGGCACCACAGCCGACAGCATTGCCGCAATTACCTCAAAGAACAGAATTATTACCGAATGTTCCACAACAACCAATTTAAGAAAAGGAATTTAAAATGACAGAACAAACAGTAACCGTAACAGAAAGACCAACAAACGTAGAAGCTGCCACAATTACACAAGAAGTAATGGCTACAAAAGAACCAGTATCACAACAGGTACCGAAAGACGAACAACCTAAAACAGAAGCACCACAAGATGACGTGTCCGCTCGTATCGCAGCAATCAGCAAGCGGCAACGCATGCTAGAGTCAAGCAACAAACGTTTAATGGCGGATTATGAATCAGCACAGAAGAAACTGGCAGACTATGAGTCACGGTTCAATGGTATTAATGAAGGCAAAAAGAACCCAAAGAAACTATTAGAAACTTTGGGTATCACATATGATGACGTTATTAAAGCAGGGCTTAGTGAAGAGTACGAAAAACAACCAGAGCATCAAATCAAAACAGTTCAACAAGAGCTTGCAGAGATTAAGAAGTGGAAAGAAGAGCGAGAGAATCGAGATCGTGAAGAGTCAGACAAACGTAATATCGATGCTCTAAAATATGAAGTATCGCAGCACATCAAAGGTAACGCTGAAAAGTACGAATTCATAAATACGTACAATGCAGTTGATGCTGTTATTGATGTGATGAGTGCTTATTATAAGAATAACAATGAAATGTTAGAACTAGACGAAGCATGTAAAAGTGTAGAAGATTATTATGAATCAGAATTGAAGAAAGTATCTGGCAACAAAAAGTTTAAGAAATTATTTGGTGAGCATATCGAAGAAAGTTCCACTGACAAAAAAGAACTTCCAAATACACAAACGCTGACAAATGCCAGCACAACTTCGCAGCCAATAATTCCTAAAGAAATCAATAATATTGATGCAAGGATGGAATACTTGCTTAAGAAGCATGGAGCGACTGCGAAGAATACATCTTTTTAAGGAGTAAACAATGACTCTCTCTACTAGCAATTTTAATATTCTAAAGGAACTTTATGACGGACAAACCGTCGAGAACTTGACCTATCCTCGAAATCCTTTCTATGCTCTTTGTCCTAAGAAAGAAGACTTCGAAGGTAAGTACAAACCAATTCCGTTGATTTATGGCGATCCCCAGGGCCGTAGCGCAACGTTCGCTAATGCACAGACACGAGGAGCTGCTACTTCTCCGCTAAGTAATGAGTTCTTACTTACTCGCGCTAGCGATTATTCAATTGCTTATCTATCGAGTGAAGTATTGCTTGCATCTCAGAACAACGTTGGAGCCTTTTTACCAGCAGCTCGTGTTGTAATGGATACAGCGGCTCATGCTCTTGCTCGATCGATCAGCATTTCCATGTACAAAAGTGGATATGGCGATATCGGAACGATTAACAATACGGTAGCTGGATCGTCAACAATTACCCTTCTTTCAATCAATGATGTTACAAACTTTGAAGTTGGAATGGAATTAGACGTTGCCGCTTCCGTATCCGGACACGTTCTTAGAGCTCGCGGATCCAGCGGTAATGGTTTGATTATCACAAAGATTAACCGTTCAACTGGCGTGTTGACTTTTGGTTATGCTATTGACGATGCAACGAATGGTATTCCTACAATCGCTAATGCAGATACACTTTTTGCGGCTGGCGACAGACAAAACAGCGCGACTCCTACTCGCCTTAAATTAACTGGCCTTGATGGTTGGATTCCTGCATCTGCCCCGGGCGGATCCGATAGTTTCTTTGGTATCAACCGCTCTATTGATAGTAGGCTCTATGGGTATGCCTACAGCGCTTCGGGAGTTAGTATAGAAGAGTCCTTGATTGATACCAGTGCATATGTAAGCCGAGAAGGCGGAATGCCTGATTACGTTTTCATGAACCCTCTTCGTTATGCTTCACTTGAGAAATCTTTGGGTTCAAAAATTCACTATGTCGATATGTCAGTTAATGCCAGTGTTAATTTCGTTGGTATTCTGATTCACGGAGCCAATGGGCCAATCAAAGTCGTGCCGGATCGTAACTGTCCTTATGGAAAAGCTTACATGTTGCAGCTTGATACTTGGTCTCTTGAGTCTCTTGGAAAAGCTGTTCGATTGTTTGACCTTGACGGCGTAACAAGCCTTCGTCAGGCAGCGGCTGACGGCATGGAAATGCGTTGGGTAAGCTATGGAAACTTAGCTTGTAAAGCCCCCGGTTTTAATGCGGTTATTAGTTTTTAATTAATCTGTTGGGAGGCTTCGGCCTCCCTTTTCTCTTAATTAGGAGGACAAATAAATGACTATTGGTGGAAGAAATTACGATCAAGGCGTTTTCACTCTTCAGAAAGAAGTAGTGTACCTTGAATACAATTTCGTTGTTGGAACAACTGGCGCTGTTGGAACTATTAAAGGAAGTTGTAAGTCTATTGTTAGAGATGCACAGGGCGCATATACAATCACATTGGATGAAGGATACAATCGAATGCTGAGCGGTGGATACGGATTTGTCGGTACGACATGTTCCGGCATCGTTGACGTACAGATTGACGACCTTTCAATCCAGACAAATATTCAAAGCGGAGTACTCAAGATTAAATGTTACAACGCCGCTGGATCTGCTGCGGATCCTGCATCCGGTGTAGTTCTTTTGATGTGGGGACTGTTCAGAAAGTCTTCTGTTCTAGGGAAGGGCGAATAATATGTTGCCTATGATTGGTAAAGGCAAAGGCATCGGAGCCGTTATTGTTGCTGGCATGAAAGAGCATGATGAAGGAATGTCTGAAGCTGAATTCAAAGCCGGACAACTTGCCGCATCGTCTAAAATGTTAGCAGCGATCAAGGCAAATGATGCCGAGAAGTTCGCAGAAGCCATGAAAGAATTTCATTATCTATGTGATGATGAAAAAGACATGATGGAAGGCGAAGAGGAAGAGGAGTACGAGGGGGAATAAATGGCTATTAGTTTGGCGAACCTACGTATTGAGGCACAGCGTCGAAGTGATATGGAGAATAACCTTTTCATTTCTAACGCTGAATGGACAACATACTTGAATGGATCGTTAGGCGAGTTGTACGACTTGCTGTTAGAAGCGCATCCAGAGTATTTTGGTATTTCTGTTTCAAAGGTTGTAGCTTCTCCGAACAATTACTTTTTATTGCCAGACGACTTCTATAAGCTTTTAGGTCTTGATGTACAGGTGGACAGTATGGGGAAATGGGCGACTGTTTCCCCGTACATGTTCCAAGAACGTAACTTTATCAATGTTCGAAGGTTTCCGTTCTATCGCTTCGCGCAGGTTAAGTATCGTCTTATGGCTGGCAAGTGTATGATGCAGCCTGATGATATGGCAGCGGGAACATATCAAATGTGGTATGCGCCGAGATATACTCCATTTGTAAGCGACTCTGATGTAATTGAGGGTCTATTAGAAGATTATCGCGACTATATTATAATCGATGCAGCAATCAAAGCATTAACAAAAGAAGAAAGCGACGCGTCACAATTAACTCAACAGAAGATGATTATTAAGAAGCGACTAGAGGATGCAGCAGCGGAGCGAGATTATGGAAAGACAGAGCGAATCAGTGACGCACAACAAAATAGTTATCAATCCGCACCTTATGGTTGGTGGTAAGTGTTAATATTTAGAAAGATAAACAGCGGAGATGTAGACCTTAATCGAGTACAAGACAACTGCGATCTTGTATTTGGAGATATTGCAGGTCGAAAGATAGTTGACGGTGCATTGTTGACTGGAATCAATATTGTTACAACTGGAACAAACGTATCAACAAAGCTAGGCAAAAAACCAAGTGGATGGATCGTAACGCGTAAATATGCGAACGTTGATGTTTGGGAAGATACTGAAAATAATATATTGCCGGATACTACTGTGTTTTTAAAATCGACTTCTAATGCTACAATTGATTTATGGGTGTTTTAAATGCCACTAGATAAACAACCAGTATCAATAGATTTTAGTGATGGACTAGACACAAAGACAGACGATAAGTTAACTGTACCTGCAAAGTTAATCGAGCTTGAGAATGGAACATTTTCTAAGCTTAGGGCCATTACAAAAAGAGGCGGATCAACAAAACTATCAAATGATATTTTCAATTCATCGTCTCATGTTTCACTTGGTAAGGCATTGGCAGATTACAATAATGAGTTACATCTAGTAGACGGAAGCAATATTTATTCTTATCTCGAATCACAGACAAGCTGGATTAACAAAGGTAATCTATTTTCATGTGGAATAACAAAGAGTGATATTATTAACAGTTCTAAATATCACGAAGAGCCACAAATAGCATCAAATGGAAATGTAACTGTAATTGCATGGTGCGAATCGGATTCAAATACTGCAACTGCATATACAGCAATAAAATGCAATGTAATTGATGAAACAACAGGTACAAATATATTATTTAATTGTGAAATATCAACCAGTGCATATGTGAGAAATCTAAGGCTTTGTTCAATGGGTAATTATATTTATGTTTTATACATTGACGGCGGCACTCCTGCGATTAAATATAGAAGAATAGACATAACAAGTCCGATATCTTTTGCAAGTGCAACTACATTGAAAACTCCCGCTGGATTATTGTCATTTGAAATATTTAAAACAGTAATTAGTGGAACAGAATATTGCACGATAGCACATTCTGCGGCAGCAACAATAAAAGTATTCTACATGAATGCAAGCGGTGTCGAGGTAACATCCCCCGCCGAAGTAACGGTAACAGTTAATAATGATTATCTGAACAAAGTATATGTACTCAGTTATTCATCACATTATTATATTTTCGTGTTCTATTATGATTATACAGGAGCTGGTGGGTTAGGTTGTTTCTGCTTATTGGAAGACTTAACAAGCGTATTTGCACCTGCCATATTTGATTCTGACGTTAATATGCCAGTATATCGTTTGACAGCGATTAATACTGATACCGGAAACTCATTAACATTCATTTATGAAAAGTCTGGAATATCGTCCGCATTAAAAACTACATCATACGTTGTAAAAAATACAATAGATATCACCGGAAGCGCCGGAACTCCTGCTACCATAATGAATTCTGTTGTGTTGGCAAGCGAAATGAAGACTATCTATGGAAACAAGTGCGTTATTGTTCAATATAGCGATGATAATATAAGGACTGGTTTGACTTATTCGGTTGGAAACGTATATCAACAGCCTACATATTATTTAATCAAAGATGACGGATCAATATTAACAAAGATAGCATCGTTGCATGCTGGAATAAGGAACGTATCTTGGATAACATCCGACTTAACAGGCTTAGTATTGAAAAGCACTGGAATATATAATTGTGCGTTAACAGAGCTTGGCTCGTTAATAAATCAAAATGGAGTAATATTTTCAAACAATGGAATAGTTAAATATACATTGGATTTCATAACTAACAATTTGTATGATTCTGCCAAGCTTGGAAAGAATCTATTTTTATCGGGCGGATCGTTACAAGAATATGATGGAGTAAGTGTATTTGAATCCGGTTATAATGTGTATCCGACGATTAATGATTTTTCTACAATTATCGGATTAATAACCACATATCCAAAAGGTTCTCCCGTTGTAAAAGAAAGTAGAACTGTAGTAATATGCAGCGATTATATCTATCACGGTCAATATTTCACACTTTATTCAGCAGGCGATGCAACAAAGTACAAGGTTTGGTATGGTTTCGGTGCATCGTATGATGCTTTGTTTACTCCAACCACGACAGGAAGTTGGACGCTTATTAAGGTATCAATAGATCCATCATATTATAACAATAAGACGATTATTGACGCTACTGTGACAGCGATCAATGCGGCGGCAAGTGCTGACTTCACGGCTGTAGAAAGTTATGCAACCGGAGAAGTATCAATTACAAATACGGCAACTGGAGTTGCTACAAATAGCCAGTGGGCAAAAGATACAACAGGAACAGCATTCACGGCAGCAATATATCAGCATGTAGCCATATATACTTGGATAGATAATAACAATCAGATACACAGAAGTTCACCTTCTAATGTGTTGGTTACAGATTTGACAACAGATAGTGCTGACAGTTTTCAATTAGCCATACATTGCAATAGATTGACGCTTAGAAAATCACCAAGAGATAATATAAGCATTGAGCTTTATAGAACAGCCGGAAACGGTTCTGTATTCTATAGGTGTGCCACAATTGCAAACGATGTAACAAAGAATAGCGTTGTTTGTGTTGATAAACTTAGTGATACAGACCTTCAAAAGAACGAAATGCTTTATACTACAGGTGGAATCATTGAGAATATTGTTCCATTAAATGGCAGCATTATTGAAACGCATCAAAATAGGTTGTTTGTATCTGGTACCGAAGATCCAACGTTAATTCAATACTCAAAAGAATTTTCACTAGGCGAATCAATCGGATTTAACGAAACCTTTGAAATACGCGTTGATCCGTTTGGCGGCGAGATTACAGCACTGGCAAGCCTAGATGATAAGCTGCTTATATTTAAAAAGAATGTGGTTTATTTCACGGCAGGCGATGGATTAAACGCAATGGCGCAAGGCCAGAACTTCATAATGCCACAATTGATTATGTCGGATGTCGGATGTACCGATCCAAATAGTGTTGCGCTTATGCCGACAGGGATTATGTTCAAAAGCGCAAAAGGTATTTACATTGTAGAGCGTAACTTGGCAGTTAAATATATTGGCGCAGATGTAGAAGCATATAATAGCTATGTGATAACATCAGCACAGTTATGCGATAAACTAAATCAAGTGAGATTTACAACTAATAACTATTATACGCTTGTATTCGATTATTATACTAATCGTTGGAGTACGTTCTATGCTCAAAGTATGATTGATTCTATTGTGCATAATGGCGATTATTACATGCTAAACGAAAGTGGAATTGTTTATAAAGAAGATATCACAATTTATAAGGATGATTCCGTTAAATATACACTTAAAGCAAAAACAAGCTGGATAAAATTAAATGCCGTACAGGGATATCAACGCATTTATAAAGCATTATTCATTGGCAAATTTGATGCAAATCATTCGATAGTTGTTCAGGTAGCATATGATTATGATCCTACAATTATTGACACATTTACATATACTCAGACTGATTCATCAACATTGTGGCAATTCTTGGTAGGTCTTAAAAAGCAGAAATGCGAATCAATCCAATTTACTATATATGACACACCAACTGGATCAAATGGAAACAGCCTTGAAATATCGAATATTACGTTATTGGTTGGATTGAAAAAAGGTACTTATAAAATTAAAGCAAGTAGGAGGGTTTAATATGCCAGTATTGGGCGGTGATATTTATGGACGCGGATCAACGGTTAGTTTAACACCTGAACAAATGTATAGCCAGACTCTACAACGAGAAATGGATTCTGGCGCGTTAATGACTGGCAATATGCCATTAAACTATCAGGCAATTAATCCATACTATCAACAGACACGCGGTCAGATGTCAGATTATTTGACATCTTTACAAAACTATAAACAGCAAGCTTCACAATTTGCCCGAGAACAAGGTGTTCAAAGTTTGGCAGCTCAAATGGCATCACAACGCGGGATGTCACCGTCTGCTGCTGGTAGGGCAATGTCTAGCGGAATGGCCGGAATTACTGGACAGGCCGCACAGGTTGGCGCACAGGAACGCCTAGGATTGCTTGGGCAACAGGGACAGGCAATACAAGCCTTGAATGCCTTGGATGAGCAACAGAGGCAAGCCATGCTTCAGGAGGCTGCATTAAGAACACAGATGTTGACTGGAATGAGCCAAGCTGAAACGGCGCGTAAACAACAGGCTCAAGCTGGTAAGTCTCAATTGGCATCAGCCCTGATTGGCGGGGCAATTACTGGATTAAGTGCTGGAATGGGAGCTGGATTGTTTGCAGGAGGAGCAGGAGCGGCTGCCGGATCCGGTGGAATGGCTGGCGGTTCTTATACAAACTATGGTAACTATGCATAGGGGGATGAAATGGCTCTAACAGATTATTCATTGGATCAATATAGTAAAATACCAAATGTAAGCCAAGAAACGCTAGACGCATTGTCTAAACTTCCGAAATATAGCGAAATGGCTAACTTGGAAACATTACCACAAAATATTCAGCAGACAGCACAAGGAATTACTCCATTTAATCCAGTTGAAGCACAGAACATACAAAAAGCTTCTATGCCAATGATTCAAACAGAAGAGCCACAACTAGAAACTGGCGATCAAAAAGATGAATATGTAAAAATGCTCGAATCTGGAAAACTTAAAGACATGCAAGCTTTAGATGAGCTTTACAAAATGAGAAGTCAAGCTGCATTGTCTGGATATGAACAGGGAGACAGAGAAGCTGGCGTTGCGGCAGGTGCAATATCAAAGCTTGGAACAATCGCAGAGGAGCAACAGAAAACTGTTGATTTCCAAAACGAACAACTCGACAAACACATCCAATCTGCCGATGAAATTAAACGTCAATATGAAGGAATGAAAGTCGATTCAGGTCGTCTATGGGGTAAAATGGGAACAGGTCAAAAGATTATGGCAAGCCTTGCGCTTGTAATTGGTGGAATCGGATCCGGATTGACTGGTAAAGAGAATTCAGCATTACAAATAATGAACAATGCAATTGATCGTGATATTCAAGACCAAAGAGATCAGATTACGATACAAGGAAAAAAATATGAAGCAGCACGCGGAGTTTATAGCGATATGCTTAATAAGTTCGGTAACGAACGCGCTGCAATGGCAATGACAAAAGATTTATATCTGCAAAAAGCACAACTTGAGCTTAACAAATATGCGCTTAAAACAAACAGCATTGAAGCACGTCAAAAAGCAATGGATGCATCAGCACAACTTGAACAGCAGCGAATTATGATGAATATGCAATTTAAAGCATCTATGCTTAATGAATTAAAAGCAAAAGGAACCGGAGACATAGCCCGCGGCATTGATACAATACAGGATGAAAAAGAACGAGAACAAGCAACAGAAGAGTATGGACGTTTACAATCAATGAAAAGCAAAGAACAACAAGTTGATACTATTTTTAGTGATTTTGCACGTATCAAAGAAGAAAAAAGTTATTTAACAAGCCCACTTGAAAAGACAAGACAAAAAGAAATGAATAAAACGGCAGTTAGATTATTGCTTGCTGATGTTGCACAAAAGTTCCCAAAAGGAGGAGAACAGGTTGATAAAATAGTTGATTCACTTACTCCAAGCAAGGGAGATACACCGGAAACAATAGCATTAAAAAAGAAAAGATTGATAGAAACAATTAAAACAGCGGATGACAAAGGATTTCCGACACTAACAAAACGTGGATTATTAAAAGAACAAAAACAAATACAAACAGGAAGGCCAGTTAAATAATGGCAACATTATATGATGTTCAGACAAAACAACCTGCAAATATTCCAGAAAGCCAGATCGATGACGCTGTAAAGTCTGGAAACTATGCATTTAAAAAGAATGAACAAATTAACGTTATTGATCCGACGACAAAAGAAACTGTTTCTGTATCTTCTAAAGATATTAAAGATGCAATAGATCAGGGATATTCAATTGAAACACCTTCTCAACAAACTATTCGAAATTATGTCGAAGAAAATAAAGGATTACGCGGAACAACAAAAGTAGCTCTTGGACAATTTAGTAATCAATTCTTGCTTGGATTACCTGAAATAGTAGCAGAGAAAAAAGGAGACCCGCTTGAAGTAGCAAAATGGGAAGCTCTTAAGAAAGATCATTCTGCCGCAAATATCGCAAGCGGTATTGCAGGTTTTGGTGGAAGCTTTCTTTATGGCGGGCCACTATTTAAAGCATCGTCTGTTGCCGGGCGCGCCGCATCGTCAATATTAGCAAAAGGACTTGAAAAAGTAGGAATTGAAGCTGGAAGTAAAAGAATAGCGAGTAAAATAACATCAAATATTATAAAAAATGCATCAAGAATGGGAGTTGAGGCAGAAGTTCAAGGATTGCCACAAACAATAACTGAAACAGCATTGGCAGACGAAGGAAAGCGTTTTGATACTGCGTCTGAAGCAATATTGATGAATGGAGCACTTGGCGCCGTACTTGGTACTGGATTGTCAGGAATAAAAGGATTAAAAGCATTTGCACCTAAATTAAGTAGTTCAATAGAGGTGACAGGAAATAGAACGCTTGGTGACAAAATAAGAACGTGGTCAGCCGAGAAAGCATTAGGATTTTACAAGTCTGATATTAATCAGATGAATAAATTTGCAAGAAAAGGCGAAGATTTAGCTGCGCAATTTGCAGATACGCTTGGGCAAACAGTAACAAGCAATGGTGAAAAAGTTATAAAGCTTGGTGATTCTATCGAGAATATACACGGAAAAGTATCTAACGTATTTGATAATGCTGGTAGTAAAATTGGTAATGTAATTAAAGTTGTCGATGATAAAGGAATGAAAGTATTTAATCCTAATGAGCTTGCAGATGTTGTTGAAATGTCTCTCGGAGATAAATACACTGCAAACAAAGCTTTTCCGGAGATATCAAATGAATTCAGCAAACGTGTTGAAAATCTAAGAATGTATGGAGATCAACCGATATCGTTTGCAGATGCGCAGAAGCTTAAAAGTGATTTCAATATTGGATATAAAGGCGCTGATAACGATAAAAAAGAAATGTATCGTCAAATATACGGTATTATCAATAAAGAAATTGAAAATAAGATGGAATTAGCTGCATCAAAGTTAAAAGACCCCGGCCTATTTGATACATTTATGCAGGCAAAAAAGGAATATCGAGCATCATTAAACGCAGGATTGGCTCTTGAAAAAAGACTTGCTGGTAAAGTCGGTAATAAATTTATCGGTTTGACTGATACAATTATAGGCGGTGAAGTGTTACAGGCATTTGCAGAAAATCTTGATAAAATATCAGAATTGAAAAATATCGGAATGTTGGGACTAACAACGCTTGCGGCAAAGAAGCTCGGCGAGAAATATGGTGCATCGACTGTTTATTCAATTATGTCTAATGATGGATTAATGCGTGTATCTGGAATGATGAAAAAGCAAGCAAATAAAATAGGACTTGCTTCACGTTTTATTGAAGGTAAATCCGGTGTTTCACGTGAAACATTACCGCTTGAAGCAATGCGCAGGTTATTACAAAAAAGTGATGGTAAAAACAAAGAAGAAATGCTTCAAGACATAGATAAAAAGCTTGAAGAAGTTGAAATGAATTTTGTAAATAATAAACCGATAAATGATTTGTCGGATTATTTAGCTGCAACCGGAGCTCCTGGAATATCTCAAGAATTCAGAATTAAAATGCAAAATATGATTGGTTATTTACGCGGAGCCGTTCCAAAGAATCCTTATTTTGATAATCCGCTACATCAGACGAAATGGAAAGCTTCTGATTCAGAGATAGCAGCATTTGAGCGTAAATTGCATGCGCTAGAAGATCCGTTCAGTATATTACATGATTATGAAGATGATACATTGACACGAGATAAAATTGAAGCCGTTAGGGCGATATATCCGGAGACACTGAAAAGAATACAGCAACAGATTATTGATACTGCAACAGAAAAAAAGATGAAACCATTAAATTTCAAAAAACGTCTTAAATTATCTATGCTTATGGATGCTCCAATTGATAGAAGTTTTTCACACATTGTTGATCTTCAATTCGGTCATATGAAAGGCGCACAAATGGACATACAACAGCAACAGGAAACCAACAGGATGAGCAATGCAAAGTTTACATTAGCTAGTCAAAGTTCGAGTCGTTCTCAACAAATAGCCAGTAGGAGCAATACCTAAAGGCAACAACCTTTAACCGACAAGGGGGGTAAAATGGGAAGAAAGAATGTAATTGATGGGTTTTCAAGTATTAGCGCAGGAGACATGAGCGGAGATATCACCGGAACGGTAAGCGATGTGCTGTTTACTGACAACATTGGAATGCAAGCCACATGGTCGGGGACTGCTCCTGTTGGCGAATTGCTTGTACAAGGATCAAATGATGGGATTACATATACAGATTTAGATTTCGGAGTTCCTATTGCAGTTACCGGAACACCCGGGAACCTCTTAATCAATATAAACCAGTTCCCATATAGCAAAATACGCGTTTATTATGACAGAACTAGTGGAAGCGGAACGCTTAATGTAAAATTAACAAGCAAGCAGATTGGGGGCTAACATGGCAGAGTATAAATGGCCAGTTGGCGGTAGTGGGGCTGGTATAAAAAAGGTAGCAGATGCAACGGCGCGTCTTGCATTAGTTCCTAACGATGGTGACGTTGTAATTCAATTGGATACAGATGCAATATGGAGCTATGATGCAACTGGATTAGTTTGGGTATTGCAGAGTGTTGGTGGCGGATATGGTAAAATGTTCACAAACGCTGCTGATACTGTTGCGGGATATCTCGATGACGAATTAACCGTATCAACTGGACTTACAAAGGCAATAACTGGAACTACAGACAAAAAGGTTCAATTAACCAATTCTGATACTGGTAGTGCTGCTGTATCAACACATGAAGGAACGTATGTACATTCTGATATTGCATTAAACACTTCGGCGCGACATGCAGCGGTAACAATTTCAACAGCAAATGGTTTATCGATACTTGCACAGGCGTTGAGCCTTGGATTAGCATCAAGTGGTGTTACAGGGGCATTATCTGGAACGGATTGGACAACATTTAATGCTAAAGAACCAGCATTAACTAAAGGGAATCTGTCTGAAACTACATCAAGCGTATTGACGATTTCTAGCGGTACAAATGCTGTAATTGGAACAGGAACTACAATCGAAGTTAAACAGGCAGGGGCAGCACAGTCTGGGTATCTTAGTTCAACAGACTGGGGAACTTTCAACGGTAAACAAGGCGCATTATCGTTTGGAAACTTAACTGAAACTACAAGCTCTGTGTTGACGATTGGAAGCGGAACAGGAGCTGTTATCGGCTCTGGCACTACAATTACTGTTGCGCAATCTGGTTCTGGAACATCGGGCTATCTAAGCTCAACAGATTGGTCTACATTTAACGGGAAGGCACCGTCAGGCGCATCATATCTGACAGCAACAGCAGAAGGTGGATTAAGTGCTGAAGTAAATTTGGGAGCACTAACAACCGGATTATTGAAAATATCGGTAGCTGCTGGCGTTGCAACACCTTCAACTGCGTCAAGTGGAACAGACTATGAGCCTCCGGTTACTAAGGGAAATCTAACCGAAGCGACAAGCTCTATTTTAACAATAACTGGCGGAACTGGCGCAGTAATCGGAAGCGGAACAACCGTTGAGGTTAAACAGGCGGCAACTGCACAGTCTGGGTATCTTAGTAGTACGGATTGGAATACATTTTCAGGTAAACAAGACAGAATTCGATCTGTAGTAACAAAAACAGCAGATTATACAGCAACCACGAGTGATGACGTTATTTTATTAGATGGATCCAGCGCAACTGTGAATATTACGCTTTATACCACGACAAGTAATAGCGGAAGAATGCTGACATTGATTTGTACTGGCGCTGCAAATGAATGCAAGGTGTCAACAGTTGGTGGAAATCAACTTAATGGTGACACGGTGTATTATTTCACTGGATTGTATGACAAAATAAATATCGTAACAAATGGTACAGATTGGTTTATAATGTAAGGGGGAAAGAATGAAGTTATTATCAATACTTTTAATTTTTACATCGTTAATACTTGCCTCACCGCTACCCGATGCGGATAGACAATTATATCAATTCCTGAATATGAAGGATAACACAAATGGTGGCTGTGAAAACGGAACATCGAAATGGACAAATAGCGGCGGGACATTTACAACTACATCAACAGCAGCAAACGTAGCAGACGGAAAGCGCGCATGTTCATTTGATGCAAGCAATACATCACAATATTTTGAAACTTCACAATTTACATTACCAGCATATATGCGTGAAAAGCATTGTCTCGCTCGTGTATGGTTAAAAGGATTCGATGCAAATTATGCTATCAATATAATCGATGAAGACAACGACGTATTAGCAACATATACTTTGACAGCATATACATCATATCAAATGGTTGATATTAATTTTGTTCCTGATAGCGACGGGACTACAGTAAGATTTCAGATTATATCAAGCGCAGACGGCGCAATAGGATACCTGGACGATCTATATATAGGATTGGCAACGAATCTTACTCAGGTAAGTCAGGCATACAATTTTGCTGGAGCAAAATTTACTGGAAAAGCTAGTTGTGAATGGACAAGTACAGCCGGATCTTTTACTGATTTTGCAACAGACGCAGACTGTAGCACTGTAGCACTATCTGGAAGCGCAACAGGAACCGGTACTGGATATCAACCAGCGGTGACAACCGGAGCTGGTAAAAGCGGTGATTATTATGTGTTCGCTACGGGAGCATTTCAAGTTGTTAGTTCTAGCGATACTTGTTATTTTACAATTAGCGATGGTACAACAAAAAGTGGGAAGGCAACACTAACAAGTATTTCATATGAAAGTGTTCCGACTTTAATTGGAAAATTTTCATATACATCATCATTTGCTGCTAAAACATTTATTATTCAGGCATATCGTTCTGGATCAACAAATAATTGTAGAATAGACAATCAACAAACGGTACAGAACTTTGAAATAAATGTTCTCTATGTCCCCTCAGGTTCAGAACTCGCGGTAACGAATGAGACAATGACACAAATCGGGCGTGCGTCGCATGATGTTATCTGTGGTAGTTGGTTAAATACTAACGCAACATATGATTTACCAACTGGTGATGCAACCTGCAATTTTTCATTTGACACCACCCGATCGACTAATTGGCCAACAATAACAAGCGTTGCAGACGGTACTGGTAATCAACCGGGAATTAAATTTACTCCTACAAGATTAGGAACAATTTTTATTTGTGCGCAGGCAAATTATCTTATGAATCAAACAGCGAATAAAACAGCTTTTGCAAAATTATTTTCTGATGGTGTCGCTATTACTAATCAACATTCTCAATATTGGCAAGCTTCCGGTGCTGCCGCTTCTTCTTCGTTAGTAATTTGTACCACGGACAAAATAACATCTTTTGCACAAAAACAATATGATATTAGATTAGCAGTCGATACAGGGGGGCAGACTAATCTTTATGGCCCAATTGATTGGGATATGTTCTATATATCTAATCAACTTCCGATGCCTAACATTTTGAACATGGTTACCACATCTTCAAATGGTGGTTTACGCATTAATAGCGCAACGCTTAATTGTGATTCTGGATCATCAATAACTTCACAGGATGGGACTTGGATTTCTGCAATCGGTAATATTTCAAGCGGCGCATGCGCAGTAACAGTGACTAGTGGGATATTCACGACAACGCCAAGATGTTTTGCAAATGCAATTGGTACAACGAAAGATGTTAGGTGCCAATTGAACCCAACGAGCACAACGGCGTTTACGCTGTATGCCACAAAACCAAGTGACGGGTCGGATTTAACAACGGTTGATTGCGATGTGTATTGTATAGGCGGCAAATAATGGCGACAATAGAAGTAAATGGAACAAAATTCACAAGCTCATGGATCAAAATATTGTTCCCCGTAAAGAAGGATACAAAGCTTGCTAATACATGGTATGTGTCATTTATGACACCAACAGGGATGTGGCACACCGAGACGTTGACAACAGAAGCGAATGCAATAGCATTAAGGGATGCATTGTCTCAAATAATGGAATAGGGGGTATTATGAAATATTTATTATTGTTAGTTGTGATGTTTTTTGCAGCATGTACCGTGATGGGTTGTTCTGGAAAAGTTATTGTCAAAGACTGCGAATCTATTGGTGGCAATGTTTATCAATGTTACAAAATCTGAGGTGTTGAATGATTATTACTTATCCTTTTAGTGATTCTCCTAGCAATTATACTTTAACCAATACTGAACTTATTGGAGGTAAGGCGCAATTAACGCTAACCAACAATACAGGGCAAGTATTTAATCAGCCATTCACTTCTAGTTCTGGATTCACATTTGATGCGGCGAAGGCAGAATTTTCTGGCGGTAAAGTACAACAGAAAGACCAACGTCCGGCGAATGCAACATTCGGGGCAACATATACAACAGATATTAATGGTTCATGGGGAAGCGGTAGTTTAACTGGAACCGGAACAGGGTCTCCAACTGTTTCTGCTGGGAAATTAGTATTAACTGGAGGTGGACTTAAGTTTGTATCATATCCTGCCGCGAACATAACATCATTAGTACAAACTGGAACAATTAGATTAAAATATACTCCCAATTATTCTACGACACCGGCAGCTAACAGATTTTTTTTCGGAATTGCAGAATCAGCCGTATCTGTAAATAATAAATTTAATTTTTATCATGATTCTACTGGTCATTTGCGTATATATATGTATTCTTCAACCGGGGCGTTGTTAATTGGAACAGACTTAGGTTTTTGGAACCCAACATCTGGAACCGAATATGAATTTTGTATTTGTTATGATTTGACATCTGGATCAACAAAAACATTTATTGACGGAATACAGTTTGGAAGCACTATTTCTTCAACTGGCACAAGATCAAATAGCATAGGAACGTTTAACATTGGTACTGGAGCTACCGGAACTGATCTATCAGATTTTTATATTAATGATTTAATTTGCTATTCTACAGTTTTATTTACATCAAATTATACTCCCGGTTATACTGTTGTAGAAAGCTCATATTGTGCAAGCAATGTCGATCTTCCTATATTTACATATTCAGATATTGGAACAATCCAAGCTTTAACAGGATTCACTACAACCGAAGCAAATACACCAAGATATACAATAAATAGTAAATATTGGAATGGCTCTGCGTGGGTTGCTAGCAGTGGAGTATATGCACAGGCAAACACAAAGACGGACATTAATGCGCATATTAGTACGCTAACGATTGGTTCAACATATTCGGTAAGCATATTGTTTACCGATTCAAACACTCAATCTAATGTTGATGGTTTGAATATTACATATACTGGACAAAAATATAATTTAAGTGGATCGGTTAAAACAAGTGGATTTACTTGTGAAAGCATTTCTTTGATTGTTGAAACAGTAACAAAGCCTGCATCGACAACATTAACCTATGCGATAGAAGTAGACGGTATTCTTAAGTGGTGGGATGGGGCGGCATGGTCAACGAGTAATGGTGCGGTGGCTCAAACCAATTCGATTGCAACTATTATTACAAATCTTACAACGCTTATTACTGTAGTATCGACAGTTAAAATGTATATGTTGCTTGAGACATCTGTTCCGACCGTGTCAACTCCGGATATAGATGAATTGTCAGTAACATATGATTATGCTGCGGTAATTACGTCTCCTACTACTTGCATAGTTTATGGGATTTATCGTGATATATCAGGAATCGGAGTAAATGGGGCAACAGTAACAGCCACGCTGTATAGATCAAGCGGGGAATATAAAGAGGCAAGTGCATCAATTATAGAAAGCCCGTTGTCTGTAACAACTGGACCGCAAGTGCTGCATCCTGCATGGGCTGATGGATACTTTGAGCTTGATCTAATATGGGCGTCTGAATACGAGGGAACCGGACTCTATAAGATAACAATAGAAAAGGCTTCCTCTTCTTTGTATACAGCAAAAACAAGTACTGGCGCTATCTTGATAACTGTACCTGATTCT